GCGCTGTTTCTTTAAGCGCATCTTGTAATTGCTCTTTTAATGAATAGAATGTTCCATCAGGCCAATTCTGTAAATCAGCAGCGCACTCAAGACAATAAAACCTAGTGATGCCTTTGCGCTTAGGGTGCTCGCTTACCACCTTCCAATAAGCTGGCTTTCGAGCTAGTTGATGAAGTTCTCCACCGCGACTCAAGTGAGCGTATCTTTGCTTACAATAATCGCAGTATTGATTGAGATTAGTATTCCTCAAGAGAGCCAAACTCGCTCCAATCGGTAAATCGGGTTCGAGCGAGAATAGCTGCGTATCCAATGAGATCGAGATACGAATCTTCCCGCTCTGGGCTTTCCACCATTCTTGAGAGTTTGGTCGCGATAAAGACCAGCGCCAAGTCAGCTGGGTTTCGGAGCTGAACACCGAGGGTGCGACATAGTTTATAAATGCGTAATAGGTTGTCCCTCGGATCACCATATTCGAATCCCCTGTCATTAAGAGTGTTGAGGGCTTCATCAATCCATTCATTAAGCCCTCGATCTGATAAGTCGGCCATCAGCCAATCCTCTTTCATAACCCTTTTGGAAAGCCGCAGCTTCTTTGTTTTCAGCTCGAATCATTAACCACCACACTATTGAAGTTGGGATGGTAATCATCAGGAAAAGCAACTGGTTATCTGACATCAGCGCTCACCCCGAATTTATCAAGGAAATATGCTGAGATTTCAGCTCTTGAAAGGCGGCCTCTTTGTGATCCTTTGCGGCCTAATTTATCTACTGCGTAACGGCGGATAATCGAGCCTTTAACCCAATTAGTGCCATCCGTCCAAGCTCCGGCTTGAGAATCAAATCGAATTTCATCCGGTTTATTTATCATATAGCTCCCGATTCTGTAACTCCTAAATGGAATTACCCGAGAAGCATAAGACCCTAAATCTATTTAGACAAGTAATAAGCGGGAGTGTCGGATATCTAGGAAGCCGACCCACTTCTCAATCTTCTTAGCTCCGGCGAAATCTGTCTTATTAGGGAGCCACTTAAAAACCCATTCAGGGGCGTTTATAGCCCCTAAGTCCCACTCATAGATACCTTTAGGTGTCGCGCTTATATAAAGCGTCCTAGCGCCCGTTCTAGCCCTTATTTCGGCCAAATAATCCCACTTATGGCGCTCAATCATCAACTGGTCGTAATGGGTTCTACGGCACTTCAGCTCAAGGTAGGCATTGTGGGTAATGCCGTCTGCTCGGTCGGTCGCTGAGAGGGGCGTTAAGTCCGGATATTCGGCCTTCAGCGCCTCAAAGAGTTCAACCTCGCGGAAGTAAATTAGTTATCTTCCTCGCCGTCTTCCCATCCAATTTTGCGAATGGGGTCATTGGCATCGATAACCCAGTCAGGCCAAGAGCTTCGATCCATAGCAAATGCGAGAGCTGTGCCTTCATCCATACCGGCATTACGGCAGGATTTGTAAATCTCTTGAGCGGCGATAGCCCAGTAATCAAGTTTAGTAGGTGGCTCTTTAGGACGAATCCGGCGTTTGACCGGCTTCTTTTTAGCGGCGCGTCTTTTTGTTGGCACTCGGCATCCTCTCCCTTAAAGCCATCTCAAGGGTAGATTCTAACTTATCGAGTCTGGAAATTAGTGGAAGGTTCTCAAGTTTGATTATGTAGCGAAGTCCGGCAATTAGTAAGCCAATGGAACCGAGAGTCGAGGCTATCAACCCAGCGATTGAATTGGCATCCATTTACTTGACTCGGCCGTAGCGCTCGTAGGATGGATTAAGCCAGTTTATTATGCTCGGCAATACGGCAGCAATAGCAGCATTGAGAATCGTCTCCGCATCCAATCCGACTCCTAGATAGGTCGCTAGGGCTGCTGCTAAGAATGTCTTTAGCCAACTTTCGGCTGCTCTTGCTAAATCTTTTTTCATTTCTTTCTCCAGTCAGGTCGAACCAAGACCCATCGTTATCGCCTAAGGTCGTAAAGCTAATATGAAAGTGTGAGCGGTGAGGGTTTGAGCCTTTATATTTTCTCCAGCGCCAGTTGAGGAGCGGGCTGGCAATTCTGTTGTCGTAGATAATGTATTTAATGCGTTTGTCTCCGCGCTTGGCGCATTTTCTAATTTGCTCCACAAGAGCATAAGTAAATTCGGGATGGTCGTTAAGGTTGGCATCGATGTCTATAGCTCGAACAATTCCGTCTCGCGCAATGTGATCAGAATTAGAACTATTAGCAAGGTGGCGAGCATCTGCAATCCAGCCATCACTTTTACGATCGCGACTAGGGAATTCATCGTCTATTTGCTCGCGTAGTTGTTGTCCGGCTTTACAAAGTTTCGCCATTAGCCTAAAAGAATTCGCGCTTCTTCTTCGGTAATTCCCAATTTGTCAAGCAATGCTTGGCGTTTTGCTTCGGCTTCTGCTTTGGCTTCTTGTTCTGCTGCCTTGACTTGTAAATGAGCATCTTCAAGTTCAAGCAAAGTAGGCGCTTCGCCTTCTAAAACATCCCATTTAATCGTTGAATAATCATTTTCTTGAAATGAAAATTCCGCGGTTGGTCTAAGAAATTTGATTGCTTTTGTTAAACCTATTGAATCCATTATTACGCTCCAATTTCTAATAAAGTCAATACCGAAGTGGCTCCATTTCTTTGCCACTTGCTCGTTCCGCCATCGTTAGTCGTAAAAACTCGACCCTGAATTTTATAGGTGGTGGAAGAAGTCGTATTCGGCGAATCTAGATAATGTAAGCTATAAATTCCAAGAATGTAATTCGCCCCAACATTTGTATAAGCTAATTCATAACCGCCTGGTGTGGGAGAAAATACTGCGGTGCTGCCTCTAACTAATTGTGCTCCAACGCCCTGATTGCTAGTGTTGCGATAACCTTCAAAAGAAACGCTGGTAATTGCTAAAACTTTTGAAGTTGCTGCGCTAGGAGTTATTGTCGCGCTTAAGCCAATGTCTGTATAGGTTGTAGAAGTAATTGTTGTTTCGGTTGAATAGGTTGCTTGAACGACTTGTAAAACTTTGCCACCGCCCCCAGCAGTTGCCCATTTTAATCCCGTACTAGTCGATGAATCAGCTGTCAATACTTGTCCGTTTGTGCCGACCGCCAAACGAGCTGGAGTGTCGGCTGCCGTTGCGGTAATTAAGTCACCCTTAGCATCAACTATGGCGTTCTGAATCGCGTTCGCGTCATCGCTAGTCACCCATACGAAATCCATATCCGTATTGGAATTTTTGCTTAAAACTTGACCAGTTGTGCCGCCCTTGAGATCCATCATCGAGGTATCAATTGCTGATCCAAGAGTGCGCATTGCGGCTGCGCCATCTTTTACTAGGTCAGTATCGTCCGGAGTCTCCCAGCCGAAGTTTGTGGTATTTGCCATTAACTAATCACTCCAATCGCGTCCTGCCATTCTAAGGTATTGAGGATACTATTCCAGGTTTCCGCCCCATTGACTTGAGCCCATTGTTGAGCCACCGCGTTATAGGCGGTCGGAGAAGCTGTCAGGGTTAGGAATAACCCATTAACTGTTGAGCGCCAAGTCCAGCCCTCTACGAAGCCCTCAAACTGGCCTAATGAGATATTAGGTGGAAGGTTATTCAGGCGAATGGGTAAGCCCATAAAGATATTCAATAAAGCGTCTCGGTCGGTGTCATCGATTTCGGTTGAATGGACTGGAAAGGTAATTGATTGGAATCGCTCGCGAGGAAAGGCTCTTAAAGCTATAACCCGATCGGCAAAGTCCTCAGCGTCAGAACTTCCTTTAATGTAAGAATTTAGTTGCTCCGAATAAAGCCCGTAGGTTCCCTGACTGGTGACATCTTGAGCGGTATAAGAGCTGTTGAAGTTGTTGCCGTAGTCGATAGTGACCTTATTTACAACATCGCCCTGACGGGATACTGAGGAAATACCGGCGGCGATTGCGTGATTGGCATCCAAGTCGGTATAGCCATTAGCCACTAGGTAATCCTGCCTATGACTGGCATCCGCGTAGCTGATATTGCCGAAAGCATCCTCGTAGAGATATCCACCGGCTGACTGAGCGATTGAGTTAGCAATTGGCGAAATATAAGAATCGGATATTTGACGGCTTGACATTGTATATTCGCCAGCGTCAATATTGCCGAGTCCCACATCCTCAGCGTTAGCCCAAGTGGTCGTAGCATCATAATCGTTCCAAGTCTCTGAAGTAGATACTTCATTCCAAGAGCCCAAAAGAAGGTCTTGAAGCAATTGAAGCATTTGTCCGCCGTCTAAATCTTCAATTAGGTTGCCGTTGAATAAAGCTCTTTGAAGTTTAGATAAAGCGCCTAGAGCGATGATATTGATTCGGGTAACTACTGCCGTTGATCCGGCTGAATTGACCTCGGTTGCGATATCTGAAATCCGGCCACCGAATAAAGCAACCCAATCGCCGTTCGAATCTTGAACCTCGATATTGATGCTGGTATTAACTGTGAAAGGATAATATGTGTTATTAGTGTTTATTAAAGTGATATTACAATATCCAGCTTCAGTGAAGGCGTTAATGTCTTTGCGACCGGATGAAATCGTAAAGCCGGTGAGGGTTATGCCGGTGACATTAGTGCCGTTAGCCTTTACGCGATAAACCGGACTCCATAAGGTCATAGAACTTGAGCACTTGTCCTAAGTCCGCCACCGCCACCAGTACCTCGGTTAGCAGCTTCATTAAGGGCATTGACTACTGTTCGCTGAAACGCTTCTTCATCGATAACGCTTGGAGCATTGACATTTATTGTTATTGAGCGTTCTTCGCCAGCTCTGACGCGAGCCACATCTAACCCGCCTAAACTGCTAACGCCGTAATTGATTACATCGCCGGATTCTCTAGCGCGTATTTCAGCGATTGACATTGGTAGGTTGGGGCGTAAATCGGCAATAACTTCGGCTACGGCTTTTGCGCTTGCGTTTTCGCGCTGTGTGTCGCGGGTAGTAGTACTAGAGCCACCGCCGCCGCCTGTTGTGCCACCTGAAACTGATCCACCGCCACCGCCACCTCCGCCAGTAAAGCTAGGTGCTGGGATATTAGGCGCTGAGATGCTTGGAGTCGCAGGTGTGGCAAACGATGGCTTAGTTATCCGGCTGACATCCGGAGTCCCGGGTAATCTGCCGATTGTTGCGTTATAGACATCAATAAGTTTATTGATGCCATCGATAGCAAAGTTAAGAGCTGACTTGATGCCATTAACTACTGCGCCAATCACATTGATTATTCCACCGGCTATTGTGCCAATAAATTTAAGCGCATCGCCTAGTCCGCCGATAATAACCGGCACTACGAAGTCCTTGATAAAGCGCCACAAGGTTGTAAGAGCTTCTTTATTGTTTTCGATTGCGTTTGTAACTGGCTGGAGCGCTGCGTCTTTAAATTTGATAAATTGCGGGATAACCGTATTTACAAAGAAGTTAAGCAGATTCTGAAGTGTAGGAAGAAGTGCCGCTCCAACGGATTCTTTAGCTTCATCGAAGGCTACTTGTAGTCTCTTAATTTGACCCTCAAGAGTGTTGGCTTGATTTGTTGCTGCACCTTCAAAAGTTTTAGCGAGTTGATTCATAGTGCCATCAAGCCCAAGAGTCTTAATCTCGGCGGTTGATAGTCCTATTCCTAAACGTGCAAGGCTGGAAGTGTTGCCTTCATAGGCTTTGCCAAGAGCGTTGGCTACTGTGTTTAAGTCTTTGCCAGTTGCCGCGCTGATATCAAGGGCAAGGCTTAGGCTTTTATTGGCGGTTGATAAGTCTCCGGTTGCTGTGGCTAAACGCTGGAAAGCTGGGCGAAGTTGATCGTCAGCAATTCCGTTGGCAAGAGACATCTTTGTAATCTGTTCTTCAACGGACTTGATTTGCTCGTTGGTAGCTCCGGTGACATTTCTAAGAGCATTGGCTAAACGATTCTGAGCAGCTTCATCTTCAATAGCGGCCTTAACGCCTTCGATGGCTAACTTGCCAGCGTAAGCGGCAGCTGCGGCAGCAGCTACGGCAAAGGCGGCTGCGGCTGCCTTGCCAAACTTCTCTAATTTACCGCCAAAGCCCTCGACTTCTTTTGAGCCGGTATCCAGCTTCTTTTTAAGGTCATCGACATCAGCAAGGATGGAAAGTTTTAGCGTTCTATTACCGGCCATTAGTCATCCCATTTCTTGAGTATTTTGCTAAAAGCATCTTCCCATTTTCTCACTAATTCAGGCTGAATTTGGCGAAGGGTTGGGTAAATAAAGTAGCCAGAGTTTCCGCGTCCCTTTGTTGGAGTTCTGCGAGGGAACTGCTTAAAACGATTAGATCCGAATTCAAGACCCGCCCAGAGTATTTGTGTTGTGCCACCACCAGAAAAGCGCTGAGAGGCAAAGCCGTAAGAGAATTCTCCGATTTTACTTGACTTGGATATTCGAACCCCATCAGCGACTCTTTGAACGGCATCGGCCGCGACTGTTCTCGTCCTAGCTGTGACTTTGATTCGGTCGGCTGCGAATTGAGCCAGCGCATTTGATTCGCGCTTTGCTTGGTCAATTGATTCTTCATCCATCGCCTTGAAAGCCGCCATAATAGAGCGAAGCTCGCGGCGATCATAAGAGATCGGCTCATTTGCCATTCCTTCGCTCCAATACTTCTACGGCCGTTAATAAATCTTCCGCGTTCTCCCAGTATTGAACCGGGATGCCGGTCGCTATCGCCAACTCGATTAGGAGTCGGTTGAGGCTTCCGGCTGGGTAGCTTTTGGGTTCTCAGGTTCTCCGATTATCAGTTCATCGACTGTTAGTTCCCAAACATCATAAGCCTTTACCGGCTTACCGGCTGCGGCTCTGACATAGGCGGAATGGGCTAAGAATAAGAAGTCAGTTTGCTGGTAATTACTTATGTCGGTCATTTTATAGATCGACTTACCAGTTTTCCTTTCCCACTTAGCCCACTCAGGAAGCCCTGCGGTGTAGGTCTCCACTTCGCCATTTGTGTATTTAATTGTTAGGTTTAACTTCATCTCCCGATCTCCCTATTTCTCTTAACTGAAGGTTTCTGTTGGGGTTCCAACTACTGTCATCGTCCAAGTATCTGTCAAAGCTCCGGGAGCTGCGCCACCGGCACTTGGGAAAATTGGAAGGACATTGAAAGCAAATACTGCGCCGGATACTGCGGTGAAGCTGACGGCGAGTGTGGTGTTGGGAGCTGACTCTGCGTCTGCCCACATTGCCTCAAACAAGGATGAGGTTGCGCCCCAGTCCTGAAGAAGCTCAATTGTGAAAGTCCATTGCTTATCTACGGACTTGTAAGCGCGGCCATCAAGAGTCTGGTAGGTCTCAATGATGGTGTCGCAAGAAAGGGTCGCTGATGTCGCTTGAGCATCGTAGGACGCTGTATCAAGCGTAAAGGTGACATCGCGGCCGGTAATTACTGTTGTTGGCACTTTGATCTCCTTAAGAAGTTTGCTCGTAGCGGACGCTCAAGCGGATATCGGAAACTAGAACATTCTGGACTCCGATTTGAGTCACCGAAGGTCTTTCAACTGTCGATAACTCATACTTGGACGCTGATAGAGCGCCAAGAATACTAATAACTAACTTCTCTAGATTATCGAGAGAAGCTGGGTTGGACATATACGCAACGCCAACTGAAATGACATAATTTAAATTAACTCGCGTTGGGCTGCGCCCGATTGTCTCCAATTCCATATAAGGGGAATCCGGAACGATAGCCGCGAAAGGGACGGCTGGAGCTTCGGGAACGACATCATAAACATTGGCAGCGACACTTGCTAAGGCTGTTTTAATTGCGCCTCTAACATCACCGGAGATTGTGCTGGCTGGCATCAGCCCACCATCGATCCAGTATCGAGATATGCTCCTAAGAGTCCGGAGACTCGGTTGAAGAGTGAGCGGCCTAGTCTGAATGGGCTTTGTGCTGGGCTAAAATCTACGCCTTCGACTTGGACTCCAGTTGTTCTTTGTTGAAAAACCTCGCAGCTAATAGCAAGGACGGCAGATTCAACGGCTGCGTTTCCGACATAATTGGAAGCCCCGACAAGTGTGGCTGTGCCGCTAGGAATGACATTAAATTCAGTAACATCTGCGGCGGTAATTGCTGCGGTAAAAGTATCGAGTTCGACATCGGTAATTGTCCGAGTTCCGTTAAAGGTTGCGCTAACGCCAGCGATTACTACTTGCTGACCTATGGTAAAAATAGTTTCGCTTTGAGTAGTAAAAGTTGCGACATTATCGGTCAGCTCTGCTTTAACAATTGGCTCGGCATACTTCACAAGCAATGGCAGGATGACTATTTCGGCTGTATCTATACAATCGTTTAAAACGGCATCTGAATAAAGGGATTGGCTAACACCGAGCGCAGCCCTAAGTTCTGAGGCTG